TGCACCCAGCTGGGCTGTGCGGTGATCTACTGCCACCACCACAGCAAGGGGGCACAGGGTGGCAAGCGGAGCATGGATCGTGCCTCCGGCAGCGGCGTGTTTGCCCGTGATCCGGACGCACTCATTGACATGACGGAGCTGGAGCTGACGGACGAGATCCTCAAACAGGAGACCAACACGGCGATCTGCGAAGCCTGCATTGAAAAACTGCGGCAGCACGCTCCGGCAGTGCTGGCGGATGCCGCACCGGACGAGCTGCTCAGCCATGTGGAATCCCTGAAGCTGTGCCGGGACAATCTGCCGCCGGCGGTGTACGAGGGTTTTCTCGGCGAGATCGAGGCGGTCAAGCGGACAGTGCGGCAGCGGACTGCATGGCGGCTGGACGGCACGCTCCGGGAGTTCCCAAAGTTCGAGCCGAAGAACCTGTGGTTTCGGTATCCTGTACATGTGGAGGACACTGTGGGCGTGCTGAAAGACTTGCAGGCAGAGAGCGAGATGCCGCCGTTTCAGCGGGGGAATAAGAAACGTGGGGAATCCAAACGGCAAACAGAAAAGGCAAAAGATGCAGACCGAAGAGCTGCCTTTGTAAATGCCTACAACGCTTGCAACATGGATGGAAAAGTTTCTGTCAACGACATGGCGGAGTACTTAGGCTTAACACGCCGAACGATTGAAAAGCGTGTTGAGAAGTACCATGATTTCAGTCTGGAAAATGGAAACGTCATACAAAACAGCAGCCCCAAAAATGACAAATAATGGTGCGAAATTGCGAACGAAATAACTGTATATATAAATATATACTTTTCGCTTCGCAAAAACGCACGTCAACGCAAACCCCAAAGGGTGGGCAGAATGCGCACACCCTTCGGGGATTCGCTAGGACGATTGACAAAGAAAATTCGCTGAGGCAGGGACAAGGACAACAGTGTATATAATATATACTCTTGTCGCTGTCGCAACATTGACCGTCAATGACAACAAGGAACAAGAGTGCGAATGCACGGCACTCTTGTATCCCTTGTCGTCTGACATTGACAAAAGCGAACCTGAAAAAAACCAGAAACGGAGGTACGAACATGACAACATTTTTCATGCCGATGATACCGCCTACCAGTACACACCAGCAGGTGGGACACACCATCGACAAGCAGGGCAGACACCGGTTCTACCAGCGTGGGAACGGCGAGGCAGAGGCAAAGCTGACCGCCCACCTCCGGAAGCACATTCCGGAGCAGCCGTACAGCGGTGCAGTGCAGGTGGTGGTGAAGTGGTGCTATCCGGCGACTGGGAAACACCGCAGCGGCGAACCCTATACCAACAAGCCGGACGTGGACAACCTGTGCAAGGCACTGTTCGACATCATGACCCGGCTGCACTACTGGAACGACGACAAGCAGATCTACAGTGCGGTGACAGAAAAGTTCTGGGCAGATGTGCCGGGGGTGTTTGTGGAGATACGGGAGGCAGAGGAACATGAGTGAGATTAAATTGAAAAACTGTCCGTTTTGTGGTGGCGAGGCGGAAATGGGATTCCGTGACGCTAGTGCTTTTGTGATGTGTACAAAATGCCTTGCAAGAAGCAGAACGGTTGTGGCGTGTGTTGACTATACTGCGAGAGAAGTTGCTGCTGATGAATGGAATCAGCGGACAGATCAACCGCCGAAAGCCCGCTGGACACGAGAAGATGTCACGAGTTATGACGGTGAAACGATCAAGAATGGGGCTGCTGTCTGTGGCAGATGCAAAAAGGCGTTTTTTATGCCGACGGACACGTTTGATTATTGCCCGAACTGCGGAGCAAGAATGGACGAGGAGGCACAGCCATGACCACCAAACCCTGCGAAACCTGCGGCAAGCTGCTGATCGGCGTGAAAGGTGACCGGAGATTCTGCAACGCCTGTGCCATACGCCGGCGGAAAGCGTATCAGAAACAGTATCGGGAGAACCGGAAGAAACGCTAACGCACGCCGAGCGTAAGCCTAACGCACGCGAGCGTTGACCGAGCATAAACCGAGCGAAAAGACAAAACAAGGAGGACTACACATGAAGAAAAGAATTATTGCAGCTGTAACTGCCGTGTGCATGATGGCTGCATCTATGACAGGATGCACAGAGGCGGAAAGAGCAACGTACAACGTGCAGAAGGAGGCAGACTATTTCAACGTGGAACGGCGTTTGTCTGTCATCAATGCCAGAACGGACAAGCCGATCTTGGAACTGATCGGATACTTTTCCCTGTCCAACAACAGCGACAACGAGCTTGTTATCACGCTTGAAGTTGCCGAGAATCAGTACAAGGTGGATTATGTCTACCTGAACAACTGGACGATCTACACAGTAGAGGACATCAGCGGAGCACACGTTGATCCGTATCATTACGAGATTAACTTCTTGCCGGAGATGATCCAGCCTATTAAGTTTACGCAGAATGATTGAGGTGATGTGTAATGACCATCGAAGAAAAGATCACACGCTATCGTGGTATCCCTAGGCTGATCGAAGATCTACAGATCGACAAGGAGATCTGCACGTCTGTGAAATCGGTGCAGTTCGACGGCATCGGCGGAGTGAGGGGAACCCACGGGAACAGCACGGAGAAAAAGTTGCTCGATGCCGCAGAGATCAGCGAGAAGATCGCTGCACTCCAGCAGGAGCGTGACCGGCTGGAACTGAGCATCATGCAGCATATCAACACAACACTCTGCGGCAGCGATGAAGAAACCGTAGATATGCGGATTGCACTGAAAAAGTACTTGCTGCAAGGGCTGTCCCTGAAACAGATCGCAACACGGCATCTGCATCGGGACTATAAGAAAACCAAAGAATTGTACAGCACCGGATTCGAAATCATAAAAAATACCCCGTCACTAACCGAAACTAACCGAGAATAACCGCCAAACCACTTGCAGTAATCCACATTCCGTGTTATACTTATACTGACGAAAAAAGCAAAACGCCGTGAGGATTTCCTTGCGGCGTTTTTGTTTGCGGAGAAAGGAGCGTGACCGCATTGACCGAACGTCAGCGAAAATTTGCAGAATACTACGTGCAGTGCGGTAACGCCACACAGAGTGCAGTAAAAGCCGGATATTCCGAAAAGTTCGCCAACACCAACGCAGCGAAACTACTACAAAATACTACAGTCGCCGCCTACATCAAACAGCTTTCCGAAGCTGCCCAGACCGCACGCATCATGACGGCACGGGACCGGCAGGAGCTGCTGTCCGACATCGCCAGGGGCGAGGACAACGCCGCCGCAGACCGTATCCGAGCCGTGGACACGCTGAACAAGATGACGGGGGAGTACACCACAAAGGTGGAGGCATCGGTGCAGAAAAATCCGTTTGCAGAACTCACCACAGAAGAACTGCGGAAAGTGATCGGCAGTGGATAAGCGGCTGATCGTGCTCGGTGCGAAAGCGGAACTGGCAAGGCGTGACTTTTTTGACTATTGCAGCCTGATGGCACCTGACTTTTATCAGCCTGACCGGCAGTATCTTGTGCGGCTGTGCAGGGAGTTTCAGGCGTTCGTGGAATCTGATGACGAAGTGATGATCGTGAATCTCCCGCCCCGTCACGGCAAGTCCAGAACAGCCGGCATGCTGGTGGAGTGGGTGCTCGGCCGTGATCCCTCTCAGAAAATCATGACAGGCTCTTACAACGAAACGCTTTCCACCATGTTTTCCAAGAATGTGCGAAACGCGATCTCCGAGCAAAAGGCGGACTTGTACATACCGGTGTACGCCGACGTGTTCCCCGACACCCGCATCAAGCACGGCGACGGGGCAATGAACCTGTGGAGCTTGGAGGGCGGCTACAACAACTACCTTGCCACATCGCCCACCGGTACGGCGACCGGCTTTGGGGCATCGCTGATGATTATCGATGACCTCATCAAAAACGCCGAAGAAGCCAACAACGAACTGGTGAAAGAAAAGCACTGGGCTTGGTTTACGGATACGATGCAGTCCCGCCTGGAGGAAAACGGAAAGCTGCTCATCATCATGACACGCTGGACGACAGACGACCTCGCGGGGCGGGCGTTGGAGCACTACCGAAAGTCCGGTGCAAAGATGCGGCACGTCTGTATGAAAGCGTTGCAGGACGACGGCACAATGCTCTGTGATGCCGTGCTGACCAAAAGGTCTTATCTGGCAAAGACGAGTGCCATGGGAAAAGAGATCGCCGCCGCCAACTATCAGCAGGAGCCCATGGACATCAGGGGCAGACTGTACACCAGGATTCCAACGTACACTGCACTGCCGGTGGACGAGAACGGGGCATCCCTGCTCCAGTATCTGCTGTGCTACACCGATACCGCAGACGAGGGCAGCGACTACCTGTGCAGCATCTGCTACGGCGTGTACAACGGCACGTACTACGTGCTGGACGTGCTCTATACCAGTGCACCCATGGAAACCACCGAGCCGCAGACTGCACAGATGCTGACCAAGCACCGCATTGGCTGTGCGATCATCGAATCCAACAACGGCGGCAAAGGGTTTGCACGGAACGTAGAACGGGAGTGCAGGGCGATGGGAAACCAGCACACCCATGTGACGTGGTTTCACCAGAGCAAGAACAAGGTGGCACGGATCCTGTCCAACAGCACCGGCGTGATGCAGAACGTGCTGTTTCCGGTGAACTGGGCAGACCGCTGGCGGGATTTTGCCGGTGCGGTGCTGTCGTATCAGCGTACCGGAAAGAACGCCAACGACGACGCACCGGACGCTCTGACCGGCGTGTATGAAAATCCCAAGCCACCCGGCATGTGGCTTGTGTAGGAGGTGAAAGAATGCTTCACATCGGAGAAATACAAACGCTGCTGAACACAGCATACGGGGATCCGCAAAAGGCACAGGCACGCATCGGGCGGCAGTACTACCATGCCCGCCATGCGATACAGAACTACCGCCTTTTTTACTATGATGCCCACGGGGAACTGCAAGAGGACAAGACCAGAAGCAACATCAAGATCTCACACCCGTTTTTCACGGAACTGGCAGATCAGGAAGTCCAGTACCTGCTCAGCAACCGTGACAGGATCGTGGTTGCCGAAGATGAACAGCTGCAAAAGGAAATGGACAGTTACTTCAATGAAAACGACCGCTTTCGGGCAGAACTGGCAGATGCCTGTACAGATGCTGTGGTCTGCGGCTGTGGCTGGCTGTATGCCTATATGAACGCAGATGGAAAGCTGGCGTTCCAGTGTGCCGATGCGTTGTCTGTGGTGGAAGCGGACGGCAGATACACTTCTGACGGCAGGGACTATGTGCTGTACCGGTATCCGCAGCGGACAGACATGTACGGGCACACGGTGTACAAGGTGCTTGTCATGGACGACACGCAGACGTGGACGTATACGCAGCCGGACAGCGGCACGATCACGCTGGACGAACCGGAAAACGGGCTTCCCAATCCACGGCCGCATGTGCTTTACAAAAAGGGCAATTCCGACGATACCTATTTCGAGGGGCTGGGCTTTCTGCCGTGGTTCCGCATCGACAACAACCGTGAACGCGTTTCGGGGCTTCAGCCGGTGAAGTCGCTGATCGACGACTATGACCTGATGTCCTGCGGGCTGTCCAACAACCTGCAGGACGCGGCGGAGTATCTGGTGGTCGTGTCCGGATACGGCGGCACGGACATGACGGAACTGATGCAAAACATCAAGACCAAGAAGGTGATCGGCACCGGCGAAAGCGGCGGGGTGGATATGAAAACGGTAGAAGTGCCCTATGAAGCCCGCAAGGTCAAGCTGGAACTGGACAAAGAGAACATCTATCAGTTCGGCATGGGCTTCAACGCCGCACAGGTCGGCGACGGAAATATCACCAACGTGGTCATCAAGTCCCGGTACGCCCTGCTGGACATCAAGTGCGGCAAGCTGGAAACACACCTGCGGCAGATGATGGGCGGCATCATCGACGTGGTATTGCAGCAGATCAACAAGGACAGGGGGACGGCGTTCACCCGTGCTGACGTGAAAATGGACTTCACAAGAACCTGTATCACGAACGAATCCGACAACGCGGCGATCGGCAGTGCGGAAGCTGCCGCCGTGCAGATCAAGGTCAGCACTCTGCTTGCCGCGGCGGCACAGCTGGGCGTGGAAGCCGTGCTGCAGCCGCTGTGCAAGGTGCTGGAACTGGACGAGGCAGAGGTGCGGAAGTCGCTGGAACAGACGGACGGTGCACAGCTGGACAGCCTGATGCAGCAGCTGGAAGAAGGTGCGGCAGATGACACCGGCACAGAAGCAGACCACGCAGTATGAGCTGCTTTCCGAGAAAAAAGTCATGGAGCAGCTGGAACGGTCGTATCAGAAAGCACTGGAAGATGTCAAGGACAGGCTCCGGCAGCTGGACGAACGGACGGATGAGGAAAACCGGCAGGCTGTTGCCTACCAGAAAGCGTTTCAGCAGGGCTTGCAGAAGCAGCTGGAACGCATTCTCGGAAAGCTGCACAGCAAGACGTACCGCACCGTGCAGGAGTACTTGCAGGACTGCTATATCACAGGGCACACGGCGGTGCTGTACGAACTGCAAAGCGACGGGCTGCGGCTCTCGCTGCCAATTCCGCAGGATAAGGTCTGTCAGGCTGCCGTCAACGACACGAAGCTTGTAAAGCCGCTGTATGACAGCATCGGCGAGGACTTTGCCGGACTGAAAAAGCATATCACCGACATCGTTTCCGCCGGCTTTGCATCTGGTGCAAGCTACGGGGACATGGCGAACCAGATCACCGGCAAAATGATCGGCAACTATGCCACTATGCGTGGCGGGGCACTGGGACGGGCAAAGCTGATCGTCCGCACCGAGGGAAACCGCATCGCCAACGCCGCCAGACTGGAAGCCGCCAGAACGGCGAAGCAGCAGGGGGCAGATCTGGTGAAGCAGTGGGACAGCACCATGGACAAAAAGACACGCCCGCACCATGTCCAGCTGGACGGGCAAGTCCGCGAACTGGACGAGCCCTTTGAGGTGGACGGCAGAAAGGCACAGGCACCCGGTAAGTTTGGCATTGCGTCCGAGGACATCAACTGCCGCTGTCACGCCTACAGCCGCCCCAGATGGGCGGTCAGAGCTGACAGCGATTACAAGTATGACAACCAGCACAGAGCCCTTGTGAAGGTTTCCAGTGAATCCTACGCGGCATATCGTGCGGGATACGTGCAGGAAACAGCGGGGAAACCGGACGGAACGGCTCCGGTTCCTGCGGGGCATGCTGTGGAAGTCACGCCGCCTGCAACAAAGGGCAACGGCGGCAGCGGAAAGACGTATTCGCCGGAGAAAATCGGCGGAAAATCGTTGACTTCTAGTGGCGATGGTGGTATAATAAAAGATATAGAAAGTAGCGTTAAAGTGCAGACAAAGTATTTCAATCAGAATCTGAAATATTATAGCATCATTCCCGAACGGATTGAAAATGTTCCTAAAATAAAAATAAGCGGATTAACAGAGCAGGAAAATGATTTCCTTAGAGAATCGTGCAAAGCTTTATTAAAGTATATGCAAAGCAGTGAACTTGGCACAGAAGGCGTGATTGTACTAAACAGTGAATTCAAAGAAATTGATAGATATAAAGGAACTTCTGGAAGTCCAAGTATTCCTTTAAAGCAATATGAACAACCACATATTGTAATTCATAATCACCCAGACGGGCTTCCTTTTAGTGAAGCGGACATTCAGCAATTTATTCGGCAAGAAAAAATGATGGGCTTGGGTGCGATTGGCAACGATGGCACGCCTTACTTTATTTATAAAACGCCAGATTATGACGTAGATTTTTTTGAGGACTATGTCAACAGCATAAGAATGAATCACTTAATAGAGATGACAGCGGAGGATCATATACGATTTTCGGAGGAGGTGCTTGATAATGCAATTGAAAACGGAGTTACAGTTTTCAACGGAAAAAATAAAACGACTGATTGAACAATCCAAACTTGCCAAGCCTTATACGCAAGATGACAAAGAATATTCTATGTTGGACGGAGAATATGACTCGAAACGAATGCTGGCAACTAGTGCAACTAGAATATTAAATCGATATTTTGAAAAGCACCCAGAAGATTCAATTGAAAATTATATGAAATAAAGCATCTCGTAAGAGGTGCTTTTTTCATGCCCCGACCACGGGCATAAACTGGCGGAGGGCGGAAAACAAGAACAGGAAAAGCCTGTGGGTACGGCGTTCTTTTATCGAAAAATCAGCATCTGAGCGATCAGGTGCTATTTTTATACCCAAATCACGAAAGGACTGATTCAAATGGCAGACGAACCGAAAAAGAATCCGGCACAGCCGCCTGAACCCAACGCGTCGCCGCCGGAAAAGACTTACACAGCGGCAGAGTACAACGCGTTGCAGGTGCAGCTGCAACAGGCACAGGACGCGTTAAAGCAGGCCCAGAAGCAGACAAAGGCAGACAACGCCGCCAAGCAGACACAGGAGAACGCCCGCGTCACCGAACTGGAAGCAGAGCTTGCCAAGGCGAAGCTGGACGCTGCGGTGCAGGTGGCACTGCTGAAAGCCGGAGCACTGGACACAGACTATCTGGCGTACAAACTGCAAGGCATGGACGGCGTGGCTCTGGACGACAAGGGCAGACTGACAGGCTGGGACACCACGCTGGAAACGCTGAAATCCCAGTATCCGACGCAGTTCGCGGCAGCAGAGAAAAAGCAGATACTGGAACAGAAACTGCCGGACAACGGCGGCGGCTCTGCGGTCACTGCTGATGCGTTTGCAAAGATGTCCTACGCCCAGCGGCTGGACCTGTACAAGACCGACAAAGACACATACGACACCCTGACCGGTAGAAAAGGAGAATAACCATGGCAGAAACAACAACCATTCAGGACCTTGTAAACCCGCAGGTCATGGCGGATATGATCTCCGCCAAAATCACCAGCAAGATCGTCGTCACTCCGTTCGCAAAGGTGGACACCACCCTGCAGGGCGTACCGGGTGACACGATCACCGTACCGCAGTACAGCTACATCGGCGATGCGGTAGACGTTGCCGAGGGCGTAAAGGCAGACACCGTAAAGCTGCAGACCGGCACCACCACCGTAAAGATCAAAAAGGCAATGAAAGCAGTGGAACTGACTGACGAATCTGTGCTGGCTGGCTACGGCAATCCGGTGGCAGAAACCAACAACCAGCTTGGAAAGGCGATCGCCGCAAAGGTCGATGCCGATGCCATGACTGCATTGCAGGGAGCACAGCTGACCTATGACGGCAGTGCGGCGGCGATCAAGTACGCCGGCATCGTGGACGCCATTGACGTGCTGGACGAGGAAGTGAACACGGACAAGGTCATCTTTGTCCACCCGAAGCAGGTGACACAGCTGCGGAAGGACAGCGACTTCCTCAGTGCGGACAAGTACAAGGACGGCGTTATGCTGACCGGTGAGATCGGCATGATGGCAAACTGCCGCGTGGTGCCGTCCAAGAAAGTGCCGCTGCACAGTGAGTGGTACTACTTTGACGAAAGCGGTACGGCGGCGACTGAGGGGAACATTGCGGAGATCCGGAAAACCCTGCCCGCTGCAAAGGTCGGCGACAAGGTCACAAAGTCCACTACGGCGTGCTACTTCTGCCCCATCGTCAAGCTGAATCAGGACGACGAAACCGAGGACGACACTGCCGCACTGACCATTTACCTGAAGCGTGACACCAACGTGGAGATCGAACGTGCAACCCTGTCCAGAAAGACAGACATCAGTGCAGACCGGTTCTATGCGGTAGCACTGTCTGACACCTCCAAGGTGGTACTGGCGAAGTTCAAGAAGTGAGGAGTGAGAATGCGAAATGTTAATGACAGTAGAGCATCTCCGAAAATTTGTGGACACCGAAGTGCCGGACGAACTGCTTGCGGAACATCTTGCCGCACTGGAAGCGGCGATCCGGCAGGAAACACACAACACCTTTACAGAACGCGGCTTCCGGCACGTGACGGCGATTCAGGGCGGTGTCATGCTAACACCGAGCCTGCGGATCCTGACAGGGGACACCGTGCAGATCGGCGAGCAGCTGTACACGGTGCTGCCGGACAGCATGCTGTCACCTGCTCCGGCGGACACCGATTCTGCGGTGCTGCACCGTGTAGCATATCCGCCGGACGTGGTAATGGGGTGTGTGGACATTCTGCGGTACAAGCTTAGCAGGGCGGGGCAGAACGCCGCCGACAGGGCGGGAATTGCATCGGAAACCATCAGCCGGCATAGCGTGACCTTTTCCGGAGAAGACGCTTACAGCGGCATTCTGGGCGTTCCGGAACGGCTTGTCAGATTTCTGGACAGATACCGGAAAGCGAGGTTTTGACCATGTACGGACGGATCGGCGGGAATACCGATGCACAGCTTGTGCGTCTGAAATCTGTTGTCAACGCGATCGGAGAATCTGAGCCGCAGGAAGAACCAGCGGTCACGCTGCGCGGCTGGCTGGACATGACCGGCGGGGACAGCCGGTATACCACATATCACGCCAAAACCGAAGAAGCCACGCATGTGTTTGTGGCGGACTGGGTGCAGCTGCCGGAGGACTTCTCTCCGGAAAACTGCCGCCTGCTCTGCGGCGGAAAGCGGTATGACGTACTGCAAATCGATAACCCTATGGGCATGGCGGACGGCTCCCAGCTGGAGATCTATCTGCGGTATACGGGAGGTGCGGCACAGTGCTGGAAAGCGTAACTCTGGAATCGAACATCTTACAGGCAGAGGGCTTGCTGGACGATGCGGTGCAGCAGTTTCTGACGGAAATGGGGGCATTGCTTGCGGCAGATGCGGCGGCAATGTCACCGGTGGACGAGGGGCAGCTGAAAGGCTCTTGGGACTATCAGGTGGACGCCGCAGAGAAGTCCGTCACCGTCGGCAGCAATCTGGAAAACGCGGTCTGGAACGAGTTCGGCACAGGCACACACGCGGCAAACGGGGACGGCAGAGCGACACCGTGGTATGTGCCGGTCGCCGGATACACCGGTACGCGAAAGCCTACATATAAAGGCAAAGTCACGGTGGTATACGGCAAAAACGGGGTGCGGTACTTTAAGACAGACGGCAAGGCGGCACAGCACACATTGCAGCATGCAGCAGATCAAGACCTGCCGAAAGCAGAACAGCGTCTGGCTGCAATTGTGAAACGAGGTGTGTCATGACAAAAGAACTGCTGGCGGCGGTAAAAGAACGACTTGAAGCAGCTGAAATACCGTATCAGTATGAGACCTATCAGACTGCCGAAAAGCTGCCGCCAGTCTACTGTGTCGGACATTGCAGCAGCAGCCCGGTCACAGAAGAAAGCGGTATGCTGTCCGGGACGTTCCTGCTCACGTTGGTTGGGACGAGCTGGGATGCACTGATAACTGCCCGGGAGAGAATTTGCAGGGCGTTCCCCAGAGTCACCGGATATAGCACATCCGGTGATGATTATGCAGTGGTGCTGTTCTTTAACAGCGCTGTTGCTGTTCCGTGCGACGATGCACGGCTGAAAAAAATACAGATCAATCTGAAATACATAGAATGGAGAGTGGAGTAATATGCAGGCAGGACAACACGGCATGACCCAAAATACATTAGAGCGGATCTGGCTGGGCGCAGGGACGATCCACAAAGGACTGACGCTGACGACCGGCACCTCCGGCGGCAATGCACAGTTCAATTTTAAAGAAACGTTGTTGTGTGCGACATCCGGCGGTAACAGCCTGGAGATCACCAGCACACTGTACGATGTGCCGATCGACGGCGTAGGCGTCAAGGTATACGGCGGTGTGGTAAAGACCGGAGAGACCGGCACAATGACCATCAATGCTCTGGACATGACGCCAGAGCTGCTGAACCATGCCTTATTTTCCAATCTGGTAGAATCGCAGGGCGCAAAAGACTACCTGGTCGGCACGACCGGACAAAAGATTGAAGAAAAGCACTGGATCGACAAGCTGGCGTATGTGGGCGAAACGTTGAAAGACCGTAAGCCTATTGTCATTGTTTTCGATAAAGCCATCTGCACCAGCGGCGCAAAGGTGGACGGCAAGAGTTTTGAAGCGAGTGTGCTGCCGCTGACATTTGAGGCATACCGGCCGTATTCTGACAGCGACCGCATGACAAGTCTGAACATCCGTATCTATTATCCGAAAACAAGTGCAGATGTCCAGAATGTAGCTGCCAGCGCGGCAGCGTCCAAGTGAAAGGAGCAGGCGTATGAAGCAGGTAAATATGCGGGAACTTACCGCAGAGGATATGGGGATGCTGTTCGACATAGCATCCGCCGTTGGTTCGGACGAGATCGCAGCCCTGACAGAAGATCCGGCGATCGCCGCCGCCATTTCCCGGCTCGGCAGCGGAAATTTCCGTGAGGTTGGTGCAGTAGCTGCAGCAAAGGCGGCCGCTATTATCATCCGAAACTATCGGAAGTGTGAGCCGCTGCTCCGGCAGCTGCTGGCATCGGTTACCGGGAAATCTGAGGCAGAGATCGCAAAGTCCGGCGCAGGCACATACGCTGCCATGCTGCGGCAGCTTGTCACATCGCAGGGAATGAAGGATTTTTTCACGGAATTGCTGCCGTTTGCGGCAGCGGAGACAGCATCACCGGATTCTGCGAATTGATCTGGCGGCGGTATGCTGACCCTATGGGGCTGCTTGGCGCTGCTCTCCGGCAGCATCGGTTCGCAGAGACGGTCTGCAAGATATATGAGGAATCCTCCCGGCAGCAGTGCTGGGAGTTTTTCCTGCATCAAGTGCGCGACAAGTCTTTCCAGGAATTTATGGACGGGCTACAGACCGGTTCTGCAAAGGAACGGTCTCAGCACATCCGGAAAGAAGACGTGCCGGCGCTGATCCGGCAGAATATCGCCCGGTTTGAGAAGATGCAGTTCGGTGCGGCAGAAAAAATCTATTGACGGGAGGTGAGGGAAAACGGATATTTTCAAGCTATGCGGCAAGATCGTCGTAGACAGCAGTGAAGCGCGAAAACAGCTGAAAACCACGCAGGACGATGCCGAAAAGACAGAGACGCGGATGTCTAAGGCATTCGACAAGATCGGGCAGGCGTTTGGCAAGGCATTCAAAGGACAAAAAGGTGACATCTCTGACACCAAGGAATCTCTGCAGACATTAACGAAAAAGGTAGAGCTGCAGCGGACAACACTGGACAAGCTGAAAGACAAGTACAAGGACCTCCACAAAGAAACCGGCAAGGAATCCGATGAGGCGAAAACCTGTGCGGACAACATCAAAAAGCTAAGTTCTGAGCTGAAAAGCAACGAGAAAAAGTTGAGTCAGGCACAGAAAGCCGCCGATCAGCTGAACCGGGAACAGAAAAATCTGGACGATTCCGCCGGAAAGGCGAAAAAGTCTGTCAAGGAACTGGGGGACAACGCCAAAAATACAGAGGGCGGGTTCTCCACCATGAAAATGGCGGTTGCCAACCTGATCGCTGCAGGCTTCGAAAAGCTGGTAGACCTTGCGGCAAGGGCAGGGCGTGCTTTGGTGGATTTCGGAAAGCAGTGTGTGGGAGCTTCTGCGGAAGTGTCTGCGGAAAACTCTGCATTTGACCAGATCATGGGCGACTATGCCGGCGAAGCACAGAAGAAAATGGACGCTGTTGCAAAATCCACCGGCGTGGTATCCACGCGACTGACCGGCAGCATGACCTCGCTGACTACGAAATTTAAGGGCTTAGGCTTTGGCGTGGAAGAAGCCACAGACCTTGCCTCCAGCGGTTTGTCCTTGGCTTCCGATGCTGCGGCGTTCTGGGACGTGTCACTGGAAGAATCTATGGGACACCTGAACAGTTTCATCAACGGCTCTTATGAGGGCGGTGAAGCCATCGGACTGTTTGCCAATGACACACAAATGGCGGCGTATGCCGTTGAAAAGGGCGTAGTCGCGGATACCAAGGCATGGGCGAATCTGGACGAAGCCACAAAGCAGGCAACACGTCTGGAATATGCAGAAAACATGATGCAGGCTTCCGGTGCTGTCGGACAGGCGGCAAAGGAATCCACGCAGTACGCCAACGTGCAAGCCAATCTGACGGAAAAATGGCGGCAGTTCAAGGCGGAAATCGGCGAGCCGATCATGGAGGATTTCGTAATTCCTGCCATGCAAAAGCTTTCCGAGTGGATAGACATCGCACGGCAGAAATTCGAGGAGATTCAGCCGCAGATCGAGAACTTCAAGGAAAAACTCGGGGAATGGTGGGAAAAGGCACAGGAAGTTGCAGCCTTTGTGCAGGAATCCTTCCAGCCGGTCATCGATGCACTGAAAGATGCGTGGAATAACCTGAAAGATGCGGTTTCGCCGCTGACCGAACTGTTTTCCGGTTTTGTCGAAAGCGGCGGTGCGACCTCTACGGCAATGACGGTGTTTGCCGGAGCGTGTCAGGCAGTGGCGGACGTGATCGGGATACTGTCCTCCCTGATAACGCCTGTAATTTCCACGATCAGCAGCACTATTGCAGAGCATCTGCCGGGCTGGATCGAGAAGATTCAAGCCATTGGCGAAAATTTAAGCTGGCTGCAACCAATCATTGCTTTGATCGGCACTGTCGTGGCGACAACAGTTTCCACCGTAGCAGGGCTGCTGAACGGGCTGTTCAACGCGATCGACGGCATTATACAGGCGATCTCCGGTGTATTCGAATTTTTGCAGGGCGTGTTCAATGTTTTTGTCGGCATATTTACAGGAGATACTGATCGTATCAAGCAGGGGTTCGGCGAAATGGGCACCGGTATTTCCAACACGTTTATGGGCTTGTGGAATACGGTTTCCGGCTATCTGACAGGCTTCCTCAACGGTGCGAAAGATACGTTCAAGGGCATCTTTGATTCTGCTTCCGAGAAGTTCAGCGGCGTAAAGGAAGTGGTTGACGGCGTTGTGCAGTGGCTGAAAGGCGTGTTCGACTTTGACTGGCATCTGCCGGACATCAAGCTGCCGGAGTTCCATTGGTCTGGTGAGTTCAGTTTAAGTCCACTGTCTGTTCCGCATTTGGACGTAGAGTGGCACGCAAAAGGCATGGTATTGAATCAGCCGACAATATTTGGCGTAAATCCGAGCAATGGAAAGATGATGGGAGGCGGCGAAGCAGGTCCTGAAGCAGTCGCCCCTATCGCCACATTGCAAGGCTATGTACAGGAAGCTGTCCGTGCCGAAAATGCCGGCGTTATGGAACTGCTGTCTGAAATTCTGGCGGCGATACTGGACTACTTTCCGCAGCTGGTGGCTGTATCTGGTCACGACATCAAGATCAATGGCAGAACGCTTGCGAAGCTTATCGCCACTGATATGAACCGTGAACTTGGCAGCCTGCAAAGCAAAGCGAAGAGAGGGGTGACATAAGATGAAAGGCATCAAATTTGACGGGAACCACTCGTATGATGCGTACCAGCTTTTTCTGAATTCCTACAGCATCGGCGAAGCGGAGCCGAACACCAACTTGGTGGAGATCCCCGGCGTAGACGGGGCTGTGGACTTTACGGAGTACTTCGGCGGCGTGACGTACAAAAGCCGCATACTGAAGATGCAGTTCACCTTTATCGCGGATCGCTTCGGGCTGAACGCGGCATATGCAAAGCTGCAAAACGCCCTGAACGGCAAGCGAGTGAAAATCGTGCTGGACGATGACAAGGATTACTTCTACACGGGGCGTGTATCTGTCGGGGAACTCTCTCCTGACGGGCAGATCGGGGAAGTGACGCTGACGGCGACCTGCGATCCGTATAAGTACAAGAACAAGGCTAGAACAGTGACCTGCTCCGGTCACACGGTCGGAAAAGGCGTTGGTACAGCTGGTGGTACGGCTGCCACCCTGATCCACGCCTCCGTCACAAACGCCGGCGGCGTTCCTGCTGTGCCGACGTTCAACGGCGACAAGGATTTCTATGTCACAGCAACGGAGCGGCACACAGGCGGCAGCAGCGACACGTACCTGAACGAATCCGAATCGCTGCCAAGCGGGAAAGATACGGCGATCAGCGGCGTTGAGATTCCTGCTGGGGCAACGCAGGAGTTCGGGTTCTGCTGTGTCGGAGAGGGTGATCTGACAGTGACGATAAAGCTGCAGGAAAGGAGCCTGTAAGAGTGTATAAGGTCAAAGTAGATGAGAAGCTGCTGTGCTTCACCGGCAGTGTCAACGGCATGGAGTACGTCACAGATCCTGATGTGAAGCTTGTGGTCAACGGCGTGGACAGCTTTTCCTTTGCGATCTACCCGCAGCATCCGCTGTACAAAGAGATCGCATGCAAGGTGTCCCGCGTGAAGATCTGGCGGGACAGCAAACTACTTTTTTACGGAGAAGTCACGGGATACAGTCAGGACATGTATGGCATACGCACGTATGACTGCGAGGGAGCTCTGGCATGGCTGAACGACCTGCACTTTGCCTACTCGATCAGCGGGGCAACGCCCAAAGACGTACTGTACTGGTATATCAAAATGTACAACCAAAAGCTGCGGGACAAGTCGAAAAGCTTCGAGCTGGGTGATGTGACGGTACATAAGGCAATGACGCAGGACGGAACAGAAGGAACAATTGCCCGCTCCAGTGGTGTGTATCCGTCCTTCTGGGAAGAAATCCAAGACAAGCTGCTGAACTCGTTTGGCGGCATTCTGCGTGTCAGATATGTCGGCAGCGATACCTGTGCCGGATATATCGACTGGCTTGCAATTCCGTCAGGAACCTGCTCACAGGACGTGCGATATGCCAAAAATCTGCTGAACTGCGACTGGGCATATGATTGTACATCAATTGCAACTGCTGTTGTACCGCTGGGAAAGCGAAAGGACAGCAGCGGAGATAACGAAGTCCGTCTTACGATAGATAAGGCGGACGATGACGATGCCACTTTTATGATCCAGTACATGACCGGAACGGACGATCTCGTGAAATCCGGAAACATGGTCTACAGCAAATCCCGCATGGAAAAGTATGGTCTGATACAGCAGGCTATAACTTTTGATGATATTACAGATGCGGGAACGCTGGCGTACCAAGGGGCGGTGTGGCTGCGGCAGAACGGGAAAGCGTCAAGCACGATCCGTGCGGAAGCCATCGATCTGGCGGACATCGACGAAAGCGTGGAGCACTTCACACACGGCGACTATGTACGGACAAAGCTGCCGGGGGATTCCGCGGAGAGCCTTTTCCCCATAACCGCAATTGAGATTCCGATCGCGGCACCTGAAAATGCGAAGCTGACAGTAGGCACACAGGAAAGCGGTATCACAAGCGAAAGCGGCGGGCAGGGCGGAGGCAGTATTGCAGATGCTGGCTCTGGTGCTGATGCGATGGCTCATACACACTCCAACAAGGGCGTTCTGGATAAAATCACGGAGCAGGATTACGCGGACTTTAAAGGGGCTGTCAACAAGGCACATATCCACGCAAACAAAGACACACTGGACAAGATCGATGAAACAGCGTGGCTGACTGTATACGGGCAATCCCATGAGCATGATAACAAGGGAGTGCTGGACAGAATCACGGCACAGGATTACGCGAGCTTTAAAGCATCGGCAAACAAAGCCCATGTGCACGACAATAAAAGCACCTTGGACAAGATCGACGAAACGTCGTGGCTGCTGGTGTACGGGCAGACACACGTACATGAGAACCAGCCTGTGCTGGACGCAACGACTGCCAGCTATACGACCGCGGAGCAGACGAAACTTGCCGGCATTGCTGCCGGTGCGGAAGTCAACCAGAATGCGTTCTCCACAATTGCATCTGGTTCAGCAAGATATACCGCGACAAGCAAAACTGCCGCTTTTGTGATCGAGGGTGAAGACGGTACTAGCGTTACACTTAGCACCAACGGCAGAGCAACGATTTCAAGCCATTCTCATAGCAATAAAGCAGTGCTGGACGCAACGACTGCCAGCTATACGACCGCGGAGCAGACGAAACTAAAAGGCGTTTCAGCAGGTGCCGAGGTGAATCAGAACGCATTCTCCACAATCGCAACGGGCTCCGCGAGATACGCTGCCACGGCAAAGCAGAGTGCTTTTTTGATAGACGGGGACGGTGGAACGTCGGTAAGTCTTGACACCAAGACTGGTCGCCTGACAGTATCCAGCCACACCCATGACAACAAGGCAGTGCTTGACCAGCTGAGCGAGGAACAGTGGAAGTTTATCAACGGTGCGGCAAACAAGGCACACGTCCATGACAATAAAGGAACGCTGGATAAGATTACAGATGTTGGCTGGAATATGGTTTATGGGTATACGCATTCGCATGACAACAAGGCAGTGCTGGATAAGACAACAGCGTCATACACGGCGGCGGATAAGAAAAAACTGGACGGTATCGCTGCTGGTGCAACCAAGGTCGCGGTAGACAGTGCCTTGTCTGCTACCTCCACAAATCCGGTGCAGAACAAAGCTGTAAAAGCCGCACTGGACAGCAAGTCGGCATCTGGTCATACACATGCGATGATAACAAACAGCGCTCTTTGGGTAAGCGGTGCCAACAACACTGCAAAATGGGTTAAGCTAGGCACGCTGGTATCCTCCGGTAATTTCAGCAATGCCATGATACGTGTATGGAGCGGCGATGGAGCAAATGGTCGTGCGAACCAAAACTCTTCTTTTGAAGTTCAGATCAAGGACGGATGGCAATCCACAGAATCGGCGACAAAAGCGTGTGGCGTTACGGTCTATCGCGTTGACTGTAGTAGTGTCAAAGTCAAAGTGATACCTACAGCACATGACACATATACCGTTTGGGCGTATATGCCTTGGGGGTACTGGAACGGAAATTACGCTATATACGGCAAATACAAGTCTTGGACATATCAACATTTGATACAGTCTGAGGAACCAGAAGGCACAGGTGCCGACACAGCGTACTATGACCATGCATTTCTAACCAGCACTGTAGCCAACGCCACCACATGGAACGGCTTGATAAACGACGTTGATACATACAACTCGTCAGACACGTGGGTTTTAGTGAAAAAGGATAATCGGATTCAGCATCGATATGCGGGTGAACTGGACGTAAACTCCGCCAAAACATTGACCGATTCCGGCTGGGTAATCTGTCCCTTGGCTGTCACCGGCAAAACGACGTATCCAAGTTCTTCGAGCATCATTAAAGTTAGAAAATACGGCAAACTAGTCCGGCTTGAGGCAGCGGTCAAGTATAAGACAGCGTTTGGAACAGGTCACAATGTAGCAACAATACCAGAGGGTTATCGTCCGTCTGTGTTACAAAGAGAGCACGGTATTATATCGACTGCAACGGAAAAGATTTGGTTTGACGCAACCCTCGGCGTTGGTGGCAATCTGTCGTTTGCACCAGCAGGAAACAGCTCATACGAATTCAACCCTGCCAATTCGTATGAGTGCCGTATGACTTATTTTATTGACTGACTAGGAGGTAATTATGAAAGAAACCATTTGCACGATTGCCGGCATTGTCGGCAGCTTTATCGCCGGACTGTTCGGCGGGTGGGACACGTCACTGATCACGCTGCTGCTGTTTATGGGCATAGACTATATCACAGGGCTTGCTGTGGCAGCCTGCGGCAAGTCCCCGAAATCCGATACCGGCAGGCTGTCCAGCAAGATCGGCTGGCGTGGTCTGGCAAAGAAATGCGTTTCCCTGCTGCTGGTGTTGGTAGCCGTCCGGCTTGACATCACGCTGGGCACATCGTACATCAGAGATGCAGTCTGCATTGCGTTTACCGTCAACGAACTGATCTCCATCACGGAAAACGCAGGGCTGCTGGGCGTACCGCTGCCGGAAATTTTGACGAAAGCAATTGACTTACTGCAAAGCAATGGAAAGGATGAATGAACATGAGAGGAATCGATATCAGCAAACACAACGGCGCTGTAAACTGGGCGCAGGTCAAGGCGGACGGCGTACAGTTCGCCATTCTCCGGGCAGGCTACGGCAAGGAAGCTTCCCAGAAAGACACACAGTTTGAAGCCAACTACGCCGGATGCAAGGCACATGGCATCCCCTGCGGCGCATACTGGTACAGCTACGCCGCTACTCCGGCAGAAGCCAGACAGGAAGCTGCTGTCTGCCTGAGCTTCCTCCGGGGCAAAACCTTTGCGTTCCCGATCTACTTCGACATTGAGGAACAAAAGGTGCTTGCCCAGGGAAAGACCGCCTGCACAGCCATTGCAAAGGCGTTTTTGGAGACGGTAGAAAAGGCAGGCTATTTCGTGGGGATCTATTCCAGCAAGTCGCACCTGGAGAGCTGCTTTACTGAGGAACTGCGGACGCGGTACGCCGTCTGGGTGGCACACTACGGCGTGGAAAAGACCACCTACCACGGGCAGTACGGCATCTGGCAGAAGTCCAGCACAGGCAAGGTAAGCGGCATTCGGGGCAATGTGGACATGAACGAGTGCTACACGGACTACCCGGCAGCCATCCGCAAGAAAGGGCTGAACGGGTTCAAAGCTGCATCCGCTAAGCCTGCTAAGCCTGCACAGGTTGCACCGGCTAAGAAGTGGGTAAAAGGTCAGGCGGTGAAGATCAGAAGCAATACGCCACTGTTTGCAAATGAAACTGCAACCACACCGTCTGCACGTCTGAGTGCCGGTACATATTACATCTATGATGGAGTTCTTTGTAAGCTGGGACGGTATCGTGTTACTACTACGGCGGCTTCCTGCGGTAAAAAGCCGGCGGGGAAGTATGTCACGGGGTATGTGTCTTGGGATAATTTCAAGTAACACAGAAATGATAATCCGATGCAAATAACGAAAAAACCGGCAGTACAAAACAGGAAACCTCCTGCTGTACTGCCGGCTTTTGTTATAAGAAAATGTGCTGTACTATTTCTTGAAAATGTTGGAGATGGCAAGCAATGACGGTGTAAGAATTGTAAGTTCGCATTTTGTTGCATTGCCTCCACCATATAAAAACACGTAATCGGAAAGGTTACGAAAACCACGTAATCACGTTATATAGCGTGGTTACGTGGTTTTTCTT